GGACACGATATACTTCCAGAAGTTTTTAATAAAGCCTTTACAGAAGACGATGATGTTCTTTTAGTCATGATGCCAAGTAATTTTTTTCTAAATCCTCAAGAGGTTGAATCGTGGGTTAAGAGCTTTAAAAATACTAAACTTGGTGATAAGATACTATTTATTGAGAGACAAAAAAGCCATTCAATGGTGTATAATATAATGTCACAAATACACTGTGGAATATTTCCTTCAAGAGCAGAAGGCTGGAACTTAGAAGCACTGGAGCTATTAGCTTGTGGAAGACATTTAATAATAACAAATGCCACAGCACATACAGAATTCTGTAATAGTGAAAATTCTTATCTTGTTGAAATGACTAGCGGATACGAAAAAGCTAAAGATTTTAAATTTTTCGACGGCTCTTTTGAATGGAGAAAAATTGGAACTGACGAAATAGATCAAATGGTTAATCACATGAGGACTATTCATTCAAAAGTACAGAATAATCGATTAGAAGTAAATAATGCTGGCATATCAACTGCACAGAAATATAGTTGGAATAATACAGCATTAACTATTGAGAAATTATTAAACTAATAATGGAATGTTTTTCAGTTAATATATATCTAAGAATAATTACCACATCAGAAGAAGATGGTAAAATATTAGTATTTCTAGATGAAACTGGAGAGTTTCCAAAAATATCATTAGCTAGCAATACTCACTTAGATACTCAAATAAGAGAAAAATTGTTTGAATACTTCTATGATAATGATATATTTTTAATCAATTCCACCAAACAAGTATCCACAATTACAAATAATAGTAATAATAATTTAGATATAGTCTATAACTTCATAACTTCAAACACTGCCTCAAAAAAAGGATCATTCATATATTTTAATAAGAATAGTATTGAATTATATAGAATAATAAATAATAATAAAATATGAGCAATGGATACATAAAAATAGATATAGAAGATTCCACTCCTTTTATAACAGTTGAGTATGAAGATTTAGCAACATTTAAAGATTTAATGTTTTTTATATTATCTCCATCTGGTATGGAATTATTTTGTCAAACTATAGAAAAAGATCTTGTAGAAAACAATAAAGCTGATGAATTAAAAATATTAAATACAATGATAAAATTAATTAATAGCCAATATGATGTTGTCGATGACGAATTTATTAGTCCAAGCTCTTTTAGATGAGGAGGTATTTTATGAACTCTGTTAGAAAAATAGCTTGGGAAAAATTTACTCCAATATCTGAGACTGGCACTGGCCAAGCAGAGGAAGAAAAAGATATAGATGAAGAATCTGAGGAATTTGATGAGGAACAAGAAGGATTAGTTAATCTAATTAATCTTGAAGATGTTTTATCAAGAAGAAAAGTTAAAACTCCGTTTGGATATTACGATCTGAATGATGACTTTTCGCCATATAATATGTTTGAGTGCTGGATAGGACACACAAACTTTAGATTAACAAAAAGCGATTTTAATATCCTAAATTCTAAAATAGAAGGAATAGGATGCTTAAAAATTCTATCTCCCTACAGATTCTTTATAGGCATTGAAAAAATGTTTACGTTTCCTGCCGTAAGAATTCAAATACAAAAAGATCTTTGTAATAATTTAGAAATACAAGATGATATAAATACATTAAATAATAATGTTGATTATACTATAAATATGGTAATATCAAAGATTAACGATGCTCTTTTTAGTATTAGAGATTCAGAAAAATGGGCAGTTTTTATAAGCCGTGATGGTAATGTAGAGACTATCAAAAACTCCGAATTTGAATCGGATATAGACTATCAAAACAAGCTAAAAAACTTGAAATCTCTAAAAAATGGAAATATTATTACATACGATAGCTTATAATGGCGTATATAAGTACAGGAAATGGAACTAAATATTTATTAGGAAAATTGGGAAATTGGCTATTAAAGCTATAGGAGAATATCATGGCTTTACTACCAAGCGGTTATATTTATGCCACAACTGGCAATTACAATCTACCAACTGAAAAGGTAGACGGCGGCACTGTCGTTGGTGTTACATCAGCAACAAATACAACAACTGGTCCAATTACTCGTACTTTTCCACTAACATCAAATGCCATAGAAGGCTCTATTGATAGAAGAGTGGTTGTAGTTGCTGCATCTGGTGCAGCACATGCTTATAGTGCTACAAAGGCTTATGCCGCTGGTACTTTTGCATATGACCAGGATCAGTTCATGATTAGAACAGTTGCTACAAAGATCAATAATGTAGCAAGTACTCTACTCTCAATCAATGGTCTTCCAAAGAACCGTCCACACACACTTATCAGTAATAAGTCTAAAGGTGCTAAAACATCAACTGCACACAGAAGCGGCTACTGGAATGGTGTTGGCGTTGCTAATCAAAGAACAAATTGGAGCACACCACCGTCCTCCAATAATGTCAGTTATGTTCTTCCAACCAATAATGCATCTAATGCTGATGATCAAGGTCAATTTGTAACATACAAAAGCGTTCCTGGTGAACTCGCTTACATGTATGGTGCAATTGATCCAAAACTTAAAGATTATCCAGCTAAATAAATGATGTATTCAATCGCCCCCCATTAATTTGGGGGGTGATTACTTTTGGGAGAAACATTATGAATTTTCCTTTTTTAAGTAATACAGCAACTGAATTAGGAATAGTTGGCTTAACCGTATCTTCATTGATCGGCCTTCTATATTATACGATTATGTCTTCTAATAAGCGTGAGGATAAAAGAACACAGTCTTTTCAAGAAACTATCTGTCAAATACATGATATGCATAAAGATGAACGGTCTGAATGGCGTGAAGATGCTAATTTAAGACAGTCTCAAACAAATGAGGCTATTAAAGAGTTATCTAATGCTATACAAGATTTAATTAAAAATAATGATGCTGTTTTAAAATTAGAGACAAGGTAAAAAAATGGCTTTATCAATAACATCTTCAACTAGTTATAAAACAAGCTTCTCATTAACTGAATCTAGATCTAATGAATCTATTTCATTAACAGATTCAAATAGTTCATCAAGTTCATATACATATGGAAGTGGAAATAATGAAATAACAAATGCTGTTTCTATTACTGGAGTTCTATCATCTGGTGGTTCTACACAGATAGATCTTTATAGTATTAATCAAACAACATTTGGTGCAACTCAATCGATTCAATTCACAGGAGTAAAAAACTTTACTATATATAACACTTCATCGACTAGAGGTTATGATTTTACAATTGTAGCAACTGGAACGTCTGCTTGTACAAATCTTTTCAACGGAGGAAGTGGTAATCTCTTAGTTAAACCCTATTCTATATTTACCTACAATGATTCATTTGATGGATGTACGGTAAGTACTGGACAAAGATATCTTTATCTAAAAGATCTCGGATCTGGTGTATCTTATAAACTTTTTGTTCTTGGTTTAGATTAGGAGAAATAACATGGGTTCAAAATCTTTTTCTTTAAATACTGACGATATTGTTAAATTAGCAAAGAACGCTGCTTTAGTTGGTATGGCCGCTTTATTAACATATATTGGCGAAAATCTTACTAAAGTTGATCTTGGTGCTGCTGGTATAATGTTAGTTCCTGTGGTAAGCGTGGTTATTGATTCTTTAGTAAAGTGGGTAAGGGACAATACAAAAGAAACAAAGTGAAATTATGTTCGATAAACCTAGCGATCTTTTAAGAGCCTATAAAAATGGTTTTATAGGCTCACAATGTGACCCAGAGGATGTCGATAAGCTTCTTGGAGAATTACCACATCCTCTGTTTGGTGCGGCAGCATATAATTTAAATGGGACCGGAAAAGGAAAAATAGCACTTTTATATAAATCTGTTCAAAAGTTTGATCCAACATTTGGTGCTCACGAAAGACAATCTGTTGGTGATTGTGTTTCACATAGTACACGAAGTAGTGTGGACGTTACACGTTGCCATGAAATTGTTGGTGGTCAAAGAGAAGAGTTTGTTGTAAGAGGTGCTACTGAAGGCATATATGGTGCTAGAGGTCATGGTGGTGAAGGAATGTCTTGTTCCGTTGCCGCTAGATTCGTACACCAGAATGGTGGCATCTTATTAAGACAGAAGTATGGTAATGTAGATCTATCTAAATATGATGGCAGACTTGGTGCTTCATGGGGAAGATCTGGTCCACCATCTGAATTAGTACAAGCCGCTAAAAAACATCAAGTTAAAACCATCAGTATGATTACTACTGTTGATGAGGCTAGAGATGCTCTTGCCAATGGTTATGCTATTAGTGTATGCTCTGGATATGGATTTAGTTCACGCAGAGATAAATATGGTATAGCTAAAAGAAGTGGATCTTGGGCTCATGCGATGGCTTGGGTAGCGATGGATGATACTCATGAAATATATAATGAGACATTATTTTTAGTCCAAAATTCTTGGGGAGTTTGGAATGGTGGTGATAAACGACATGATCAGCCAGATGGTAGTTTTTGGATTAGAGAAAGCGATGCTGCTGGAATGTTAGCCCAAAATGGATCATGGGTATTTAGTGATGTTGATGGCTTTCCTCCAAGAAAAGTACAATGGACATTAGACACTGTATTTTAATAGGCTTTGTATGAAAAATAAAATTATCTTATCATTAATCTTAGTATTATCTTCACAATATGTTTATTCAGATGATAATATTTTATCAATGTATTCTAGCTTGGTTAAGCAGTGGAAGGAAGACATTGCAAATGCATTTGACATGGCAGAAAAGGAAGTTTACAATGTTGTGCCATCACCAAATAATGAACCAGTTCCAGACAAAGATCCCAGCAAGTGTGCTTGTAAGGGTACTGGAAAAATAGTTCAAGGCGATGGTCACGTTACACCATGTCCATATCATAGTTCATCTGCTGCACCGTCTGCAACAGTAGAAGTGAAAAATATAACAAATTTTACATGTAAATGCGAAACTAGATGTGCTTGTAAAACCTGTCAATGCAAGAAAGTGGAGAAGAAGTAATGTTTGATATTGAATTCTTACTAAAAGCTGTTGCCTTAGTAGTTGCAGTTGGATTATTACTTTCTAGTATAGATGTTTCTTATCTATTAACTAAATTGTTTGTTAAAGAAACAAAACCAGTAGTAGATACTGATGTTACGGTTGATAATGGTGATAAATTTCTAGCTACTATGGAATTGTGGTTTTTACTTAAAAAGAAGTGCGACGAATCATCATTGACTGCCGCTTCTAAAAAAATGGATGAAGTTTTTCCTCTATTAAATGACAACATAGAGGAGAAGTAAAATGCTAAGAATACTTGTTGCTATAGGATTGTTATGGTTTGTATTTTTTGGATCTATTCCAAATATAGATATAAAACCAGTTCCAGATAAAATAGATGAAGTTAGTTCTATTTTAGATATTAGTAAACCATCTGATGAAATTCTAAGTAAAGTTAGACCAGTAGCTAAATTAGTTACAGATACAGAAGATCGAGCCAAGATTGCCCTTTTTAACTATGAATTTTCTCAAAGAGTTTTAAAATATGATACTGATGCACAAAAGCTAAATGATCTTTATTCTAGAGCCGGGAGCAATTTTTTCCATGGTTCGCTAAAAGGCAAATATGGTGGATTTGCTGATTCATTAAAATTTTTATTTGAATCAGTCGTTGGTTCAGATAATCATGTTTTAACCCAGCAAGAGAAACAATCTTTAAAGGAACTATTCAGTGGCCTATCTTGGGCATTAATAGAAAAGTAAAATGGATATATCTTATATAAAAGATGCTATAGAACAAGCCTTTTCTAAGGCTGGATTTAATATTGCAAAATTTGCTATTTCATGTCCATCACCACTATCTGTTATAATTGAAAAGAATGACGATGGCGTTAAAATAACATTTATACAAAACTTTCCAACAATTAAAACTACTAAGTTTTTTCTATCTATTAAAACTGAAGTTGAAGGAATTTTTCTAGGTAAAGATGGCGGCTCTATAAAGCTAAGACATTTTCCAGATTTCAATTTCAAATATAGTGATGAAAATACTGAATTATTTGGTTCTAGTAATTTTAATTTAGATAATATACAGCAAGAAATAAATACTAAGTATTCAGATAGAAAAAGAAAAAGAATAGCAGACCTTGCTTTAACATATGCAAATGAATGGGCGAACATAGCCAGCCAAAATGGGGTTGTCTTTAGTGGTTGCGAACAGACCAATAAGGATAAACTAAGCAATGATTGCCAGCAGTTTGTGTATGAAAACATAATTAACTCAAAAGAAATAGAAGCAAAGTCCGCAGCACTAGCATTTATACTGCTATATTTTATATTGCCAACAATAATTAACTGGGTTGTAAAAAGATTTTTAGATCAACTATTTAATCAACAGCCCTTAAATTATACGGCTTAATATGAAAAATATAATTGCTGCTATAGCATTACTATTTTTTGGTAACTTTGATTTTCTTGAAGATCAAAATACAACCAATAAAAGAATATTTTATTTCACAGCCTCTTGGTGTGGTCCTTGTAAAAATTTTAAAGACAAGGAAATACCAAAGCTGAAATCTTTTGGTTTAAGCTCTAGTGAAGCAAATGACGATACTCTATCTAATATAGAGATATATGATATTGATCTCCATAAAGACTTCTATGAGCAATTGAAAAAAGACAGCAGGGTTGTCCCCCTTTTTATTTTTTTAAATGATGAAGGTATTGAGTATGCTAGATTAACTGGCTATCAATCTGCTGAAAATATCTTTAAGTTATGGAATCAAAAGAGCGGCCTTGACTTTAAGAACTAATGGTGCATAATATGAGATATGCAAGTATTTTTTAAGATGTTCAAGCTAAAATAGGAATATGCCATTGCCAGCCTTTGCTGGTATTTTTTATAATTTTAAGAACGGAAAATTGGAATATGAAAGTACAAAAAAGAAATGGAGAAAAAGAAGATTTCTCCGTAGAGAAAATACACAAGGTATTAGAATGGGCAACTGATGATATTAATGGAGTGTCATTTTCGGATGTTGAAATGAATGCCCATCTATCTCTATATGATGGTATCACTAGCGAAGAAATACACCAGATATTAATTAAATCTGCTAATGATCTCATATCAAAGAACGCACCAAACTATCAATATGTTGCGGCTAGATTATTAAATATGCATCTTAGAAAAATAGTATGGGGATATGGAGATAAGCCAACAAACTTTTTAACTTTTCTACAAAGAAATGTAGATAATGGAATATATGATCCAGCAATACTTTCAAAGTGGTCAAATGAAGATATTAAAACATTAGAAAAATTTATTGATCACGATAGAGATAATTTATTTACATATGCTGGATTACAGCAACTAATTGATAAATATCTAGTAAAGAATAGAACTACTGGAAAAATATATGAAACTCCACAGTTTGCATATATATGCATAGCCATGTGTTTATTTGATACTATTGAAGATGTTAAGAAGGCATACGATTGTTATTCAACTTTCCAGATTAATTTGCCAACTCCAATTATGGCTGGAGTGAGAACAAATATTAGACAATTTGCCAGTTGCGTTTTAGTTGATGTTGATGATAATTTAGATGCTATTTTTTCTAGCCTACATGCTGTTGGTAAATATACAGCCCGCCGTGCAGGAATTGGATTGAATATTGGTCGTATGCGTCCAATCAATTCGCCCATTCGTGGAGGCGAAGTTATCCATACTGGTCTTATACCATATCTTAAAAATTTTGAATCTGCCGTTAAGTCTACTAGCCAGAATGGGCTTCGCGGAGGCTCGGCCACTGTTCATATTCCATTCTGGCATTATGAGATTGAGGATATTCTAGTTCTTAAAAACAATGCTGGAACAGACGATAATAGAGTTAGAAAGCTAGATTATTCTATTCAGTTCTGCAAGTTATTCTATGATCGTTTAATTAAGAATGAAGAGATTACTCTATTTAGTCCAAACGAAGCAGTTGGACTATATGAAGCTTTTGGAGATAATGATAAGTTTGAATCGCTCTACTTAAAGTATGAAAATTCTAGAAATATTAAATTCAAGAAAAAGATATCATCAAGAAAGCTAGCCGAAATATATGCTAGAGAAAGACTAGAAACTGGTCGTATTTATTCAATGAATATAGATAATGCTAACGAAAATGGCTCATGGGGTGTTCCATGCTATATGTCTAATCTTTGTCAAGAAATTATTCATCCAACTAAGCCAATTCAATCTATTAATGATCCAGAAGGTGAAATAGGTATTTGCATTCTTTCTGCACTTAATTTACTAGAACTTTCTAGTGATGAAGATATTGAAGAAGCTTGCAGAATGGCAGTTAGAACGCTAGACTCTGTAATTGATTATCAGCATTATCCAATTCTTGCTGGTGAAAACTTTACAAAAAATCGTAGATCAATTGGTATTGGTATTACTAATCTAGCTGGATTTTTAGCAAAAAATAAATTGTTCTATGATGACAAAGAGACACTAACTGTTGTGCATGAATTAATGGAAAAGATTCAATGGCATTTAATTAATGCTAGTTGTGATCTTGCCAAAGAAAAAGGACCATGCCCAAAGTTTAATGAAACAAAATATGCTCAAGGTCTTTTACCAATAGATTGGTATAAAAAAACTGTTGATGAGCTTGTAAAGCCAAAATATATTATGGATTGGGAATTCTTGCGAGAAAAGATAAAGCAGTTTGGCTTGCGTCATTCAACGCTATCTGCTATAATGCCATGCGAAAGTAGTTCAGTAATTCAGAATAGTACCAATGGTATAGAGCCTGTTAGAAATCTACTTTCTTACAAGAAGGCAAAGAATGGTGTGTTAAAACAATTAGTGCCAAACTTCTACAATAGAAAAAATTATTATACCACAGCCTGGAATCTAAAAGATAATAAAGCTATTATTAATATTACTGCAATTCTACAAAAATTTGTTGATATGAGCATTAGTGTCAATTTATACTATAATTACGCACATTATCCAGATGGTAATATTCCATTAAGCGTAATCATTAAAGATCAAATTTATTCTTACAAGTATGGGCTTAAAAATCTTTACTATGCGAACACACCAGACGGTGATGGCGAAACAGAAAAAGACAACAACTGTGAAAGTGGAGCATGTGCTATATGAAAACTATATTTAATACTAAAAATATTGATCCAATGAGTCAGCCACTTTTTCTAGGCAAAGATCTTGGAGTGCAAAGATACGATATTGTTAAATATCCTATATTCAAAGATCTTGATAGCAAGCAGATGATGAATTTCTGGCGTCCAGAAGAAATAGAATTAAAGAAGGATAGGGGTGATTTTCAAACCCTGACAGCAAATGAGAAGTTTATTTTTACTTCTAATTTAAAATATCAAACAATGCTTGATAGTGTTATTTGCCGTGGAGTGCCAACACTATTAGAATATGTAACAAATACTGAATTAGAAGCATGTCTAATGACTTGGCAGTTTTTCGAAAAAATTCATTCACAAAGTTATAGCTATATTATACAGAATGTCTATGCAGATAGCTCTGAAGTCTTTGGTGGAATATATGAAGATGTTGAAATTATTAAAAGAGCAAACAGAGCTATTGAAGACTATAATAATCTCATGGGCATGAACTCTGATAGTACAAAAACATCAGATCTAAAGAAGCAAATTTACATGACCCTCATTAGTATTAATATACTAGAAGCTGTAAGATTCTACGTTAGTTTTATCTGTTCATTTGCTTTTGCTGAGAATAAGAAGATGGTTGGCAATGCAGATATTATTAAACTTATTAAGCGTGATGAAGCTTTACATTTGAAAAATACACAAGAAATAATTAAAATCCTACAAAGAGAAGAATGTGAAGGCTTTGTTAAGACTGCTGAACAATGCGAAGAACTTGCCATTCAAATGTTTGAAAGTGCCGCAAAAGAAGAGAAGGAATGGGCATCTTACTTATTTAAAGATGGATCAATTATTGGCTTGAATGAAAATGTTCTACATCAATATATTGATTGGCTATGTATGAGTAGAAGAAAGAACATTGGCCTGCCATACGATAATGTTGGTAAGAATCCAGTTGCTGGCTGGACAGAACCATGGATGAATAGTGAAAGTGTTCAAGTTGCACCACAAGAGCATGAAATCACTTCATATAAGATTGGTGCAAGCAAAAATGATTTGAATGATATTGATTTTGGAGATATAAAACTATGAGTAATTATGTTGGAACAGAATATGGACAAACTGTAGAAAATCCATATGCAAGTCTAGTTGATTTAATAAATAAAATTATCACTTGGCACCATGATAGAAATTTAATTGATGGTAGCACAGATAAGGATCAAACATTAAAACTATTGCAAGAGCTTGGAGAGCTTTCAGATAGTGTATGCAAAAATAAAGATATTAGAGATGATCTTGGCGACATGATGGTTGTCATGCTAAATATTATGGAAAGAAATAATATCACACTGGTGGATTGTTTATCAAGAGCCTATGATGATATTAAAGATCGTAAAGGAAAAATGATTAATGGGGTTTTCGTCAAACAACAAGATTTATGAGGTAAATCATGCCAATTCCTAAAAGAAGAAAAGACGAAGATAGAACAGATTTTCTATCTAGATGTATGGGTGATTCTGTTATGAATAAAGACTACCCAGATAATTCACAAAGATATGCTGTATGCATCTCCTCTTTAAAGACATCTAAAGCAGAAGAAATTAAAGATAATTATTATGATCAAACTTTTGGTTCTACAGAACTAATCGTTAATGAAGATACAATGTATATTCCAGCTGAAGCAGAATATGTTGACTTTGGCGAAACAGTTGAAGAATATACAGTTGGTCAAAATAAGCCCGGTCTATGGGAAAACATTCGCAAAAAGAAGGAACGCGAAGGTAAGAATTATAAACCAGCTAAGCCTGGAGATCCAGATAGACCAAATAAAGAGGCTTTTAAGAAAGCACAATCTAATGGCGAAGGCGGATCGATGCAAGCCTCCCAATTAAAGAAGATGTATAAACAACTTGCTATGCTTGTTAAGGTTGTAGAAAATATTCCAATGGAATTTGAGGATTGGGCTAAAGATAAAATTTCTAAAGCAGAACATTACATAGAAGCAGTATATGATTCTATTTTCTATAGAGTTCCAGAAGTTGAAGATGAAACTGAAGAAGAACCAGAAGATGAGATGGAAGATGAAACTGAAGATGAAACTGAAGAAGAATCCATGGAAACTATGATAGAATTACCAGAAAATCCAATGGAATATGCCGCTGAAAAAACTGGCAAAAAAGTAACTCTTAATAAGCCATTTAGAACACCAAAAGGTCCAAAAAAATTCTCTGTATATGTCAAGAATGATAAGGGCAATATTGTTAAAGTTAACTTTGGTGATCCAAATATGGATATCAAGAGAGATGATCCAGAAAGAAGAAAGAGCTTTAGAGCTAGACATCAGTGTGATACTAATCCCGGTCCTAAATGGAAAGCTAGATATTGGAGTTGCAGGTTTTGGGAGGCTGGTAAGCCAGTAAACAAACTTATATAAATCTCATAATTATAATAAGAGAATACAATGAGAAAAAATAGATCCAATAATCATAAAATTATTAAAAATAAGAAACAAGCACAGCAAGAAAAACGTAATGCTATTAAAATTGTAGAAGCAAAAACAGATAATCACAAGGAGTATATTAAGTCAATAACTACAAATGATATTACAATCTGTATTGGACCTGCGGGATGTGGAAAATCCTACATAGCTGCTGGAATGTTTGCACAGTATTTACATTCTGGTAGATATAATCAGATAATAGCTACTCGACCACTTGTATGTGCTGGAAAAGATATTGGATCTTTACCGGGTGAAATGAATGAGAAAATAGCACCATATTTAAAACCAATAGAAGAAAATATCAGAAGTTTTCTTGGTATATCAAACTACGGTCAATATTTTAATGATGGTCGTATTAGATATGAACCATTGGAATTAATGCGTGGTGCTACATTCTCAAATTCATTAATGATTCTTGATGAAGCACAGAATTGCACTTTAGAACAAATAAAAATGTTTATTACCCGTATGGGTGAAAACTCTAAAATTATTATTAATGGTGATCATAAGCAAGCAGATATTAGGGTAAATGGTTTAATTACTATATTATCTAAATTATCTGGTATTGATGGTATTGGTATTTGTAGATTAACTATTGATGATATTCAAAGAAATGGAATCATTGGAAAAGTTCTTAAAGCTTTGGAGGAATAAATGCCGACTTATGACTATGAATGTAGTAATTGTGGCCATAAGATAGTTGATTTTTATCAATCAATTAATTCAGAAGCAATTACATATTGTAATGAATGTAAACAGAATACATTAGAAAGATTGATTTTTTCTCCATATATTGCTGTTAAGGGAGAAGCAAAAACTATAGGACAGCTAGCAGAACGTAATAGCAATAAATTTGGTAAATCACAAGTTGAAGATAAAATAAATAAGGATAAGGAATCTAAACAGCAGGCTTTGAAAGAAGCTAAAAAAGAGATTCGTTCTAAGATTAATTCAATGTCAGAAACTCAAAAGCGGAGATATATTGAAGATGGAAAAGTTTGATTCTGTAATATTAATTAATCCAAATATTGGAGAATATTATGGAAATAATGTTTTTTTAAGAATTTTAACTAAAGACGAGATTGAATTTCTGCAAGAAGAGATTATAATAGAATATAGAAAAAAGCATAATTCTTATGTAGAATGTATGAAAGATTTGAAAGATAAACTTCAAAAAATTAAATCTATACTGGAGGGCTAGTTATATGTCAGATAAGGTAAATAAGCCAAAGTCAAAGAAGGAAGTAGAACTATCTAAGGCTGAAAAGTTTTATGTAGATAGTAATTGTGGTATATTAAGTTTAGAAGAATTGTGTAGTGATCTTGGTTGTGAGACATCATATATTGAGAAGTATTATAATGAATGCGTTGACAAAAACAGCCGTTCTAATACAATAGATAAGCTAATGATTGTAAATAGCAAGAGTGGATATGCCATTATGAGTAAGGAGGCATCGGAAAAAGGTGAATCAACCAGAAAAAAAAGCTCGCCCCCATTGTCAGAACACATCCATAAAATCAGAAAAGACAGATAATAGGAAGCAGAATAAGCCAAAGGAATGCAGTGAGAAAACTCCATTTAAGTCCAAATATAAAGAAGGATATATTACCCCGGCTAACTTTTTAGCTGAAATGATTTTTGATAAGCGTAATGAGTTTTTCAATAATGGTAAGTGTCCAGAAAGATTTTGGATTACAGGGAATAAATTACATGGAGCATATAAAGGACAAGTAATTGCTGCATCTAAACTATTGAAAAAATATAATGCTGAATCTATTATAAAAGCATTAAAATCAAATGACGCTAAGTTTATATTCAAGTTACAGGATAAAAAACTAGAGCCGATCATTAAGAAGTTTGAAGATAGCCGAGTTGACAAGCAACTCGTTCAGAGCTATAATGAGAATGAAGAAGTATCAAAACCTTTTCGTTCTGGGAAGAAGAACATTTTGAAGGATCTTTAATTTATGTCTAAAGAGAAGAAAAAAGTTGATTTAAGTAATGACAAGGCAATACAGAAAGCGTTTGGAAAAGTAGTATCAAAGGGATCTGAATTAGTTTCAGCAAAAAAGAATCTAAAACCAGTAAGTGTTAGTCCAGCTTTAGATCTTGCCTTAAATGGTGGTCTATTGGAGGGAAGCTGGACTATTATATCAGGTGATCCAAAAACTGGCAAAAGCACCACCTGTTTACAAATATGCAAGAACGCACAAGATGAAAACAGGCCAGTAATTTATATAGACGGTGAGAGCCGCTTAAAAGCATATAATCTTGTTGGCATTGAAGGTTTAGATCTAGACAAGATACAAATTATTCACAGTCCAGAAGATGGTGAATCTCTGTCCGCAGAAGACTTTCTTGATATTGCTGAAAGTCTAATGAAGCGTCCAGAAAATAATGGTGCTATCTGCGTTATTGATTCATGCTCATCCCTAGTTCCAAGATCAGAACTTGAAGAGAGTTCATCAGCATCTTTAAGAGCTAGTCTTCCAAAACTATTATCGCATTGGATCAAAAAGAACGCACAAACAGTGGTTAAGAATAAAATCAATGTATTGATAATTACTCACTATATTACTAATACCTCTGGATATGGTAAAGTAAAAATTCCAGATTGTGGAGTAATGGTACAATATCAGGCAGATACTAGACTTGATATTGCTAAAGTAGAGCCATGGGAAGAAAATAATAAGAAGGTTGGACAACTTGTTCATTGGAAAATTAGTTGCTCATCAATGGGTGCGTCTGGTGCTGAATGTATTAGTTATATCAAATACAATAAAGGTATTGATAAGGAAAAAGAGATCATTGAACTTGCAGAATCTTTTGGCATCGTAGAAAAAGCTGGTGCTTGGTACTGCATTCCATTTCTAGAAAATGAGAAAGAGTTTAGTCAAGAAGCACCAAAATTTCAAGGTCAATCAAAGATATATGATTTCTTAGTAGAAAGAAAAGATATTTTTGATTTAATTAAAAAGCGTGTTGAAGAAATGATATCTGATGATTAGAGTAATTGGATTTGATAATAAAGAACATAAATTCAATTTTGCTAAAAATAAGAAACGACGATATCAAGATAATAAATCTTCTCTCCATGAAAAAGCCAGACTGATAATCAAGGAATTGTTTCCAACATTATCAGTATATGAAGAAGTTACTTTGCCAGGATCTAAGAGGCTTGGAAGAACTTCATTATTATATGCTGATTTTTTTATACCAGAGATAATGTTGATAGTCGAAGTTCATGGTAAACAACATTACGAATATTGCTCTTTCTTTCATAAAGACAAAATGGATTTTTTAAAATCTAAAAAGAGAGATATTGACAAAATCGAATGGTGTGGGTTAAATAATATTAAGTTAATAGCTCTACCATATAACGAGGAAAAAGAATGGAAGAATTTGATACAACAAAAACTGAATCAGTAGAAGTATTAGATAAATTTACGGAATGGGTAGAATCATTCTGTAAAGAAAATGGCATTATAGAATATAAAGATCGTGGTGAGTATGAGCCGATAATAAATATGTCTAGTGAAGATATTATGGCTCTATCAAGCGACGAATGCTTTACTTATGCAATTACGCTTATGAACTATGCTGGCATGTTACAGAAAAAATATGATCTAATTAATAGTCAGTATAATTGGTGCATGGAGGCTCTTAACTTTTTATATGCAAAATATTGGGATAGATATGATAAGTTTCTACCAGCAGAAGTTAGAAAGAAGTCAATTATTGTAGAAAATTCTTTTGCACAGAGTGTTGAAAAATGTAGACTCAGACTGTATGCTGGTATGCAGATGTTAGCTGAAACGACCAAAGACATAAAAAAAAGAGTAAACCTACTACAAGATTTAGGCAAGGCGAGGAATTATAAATGACATTACTATCATCCTTAAATAAAATTGTTGATCTGCTTGGAGATGGACTAAATAATAATGATTGGAATTTAATATCAGAAGCATACGAGCTATTTACTGGTGAAGTAATAGAAGTTAAAAGCCAAGATCCTTCTGATATGCTTGCAATGATGATGCAAAGGCTAGAAAAGCTTGAAAATACAAAACAGACAAGCAATAATAAGAAGAAAGATAAGACCAAGCAGGAAGATAAAAAAGAATCTAATTTTTCTGTAGAGTCTAATAGAAAGTCAAGAAAAGTGACTGATAGAAAAGTAGAGAATAAGTTTGATCGTATGCAAGACATTATAGCGGAGGCTGGTAGGGAAGAAGGATTTGATCGTATCAATGATAATGTTAAGCCATCTGATCGTAGTCGAAGACCATATCAACCAAAGATGGTGAAATGTTCTGAGTGCAATTCAGATCATGAAGTGCATCCATTATTTGCTAGAGATAATTATACTTGTGATAGGTGTATTCAGCGACGGGGTGGTTAATGTCTAAGATAGAAACAAGCCTTAAGAATATTGCGTCTGAACGGGCGGTACTGGCTGGCCTATTCCAATATGGTCAGGAAAGCCTGCTTGAAGTAGAATTACTTGTTAATGAAGATAGTTTTACTGTAGACGCAAATAAAGTTCTATACAAGTGCATTCTACATGCATTAAAGGATAAGGAGTCTGCTGGATATACAGATATTTTATCTTCTGCTAAAAGCTTGCAACTAGATGAGTATGTAGAAAAGAATGAAGTTCTAAAGCATATGTCTGGGATCATGAATACTCCCATTCATATTGACAATGTTCTTGAACATGCTAAGAAACTAAAACGATTAGAGTTTGCCAGAAAGATTCAGTCTGAATTAAGAACAATCTATACAGACTTGAATAAAGTCACTGGCGATGAATCTATCACTGAGATATTGTCATTAACAGAAAGTCCAATACAAAATATCTGCCTTTCTTATATTAAAGAAGATGAGTTATTGCCACAGTCTATTGGCAATGATATCGATGAATACATTAATCATCTACAAGACAATCAAGGTAAATCAATTGGAATTACCACTGGCTTTGCGGCATTCGATAAGGCAATTGGTGGTGGATTAAGAAGAAAGTGCGTCGATCTTATTGCTGCCCGTCCAAAGACGGGCAAAAGTTGCTTGGCGGATAATATGGCACTATACGTTGCTAGTAAACATAAGATTCCTGTCTTAATGCTAGATACGGAAATGAGTAAACAAGATCATATTAATAGATTATTGGCTAATCTAAGCGAAATAGAGATTAATAAGATTGCTTCTGGAGAGTTTTTCCAGGATGATGAAAAGAAGGATAAAGTTATACAAGGATCGAATCTGCTCAAAGATTTACCATATGATTATATTAGCATTGCGGGAAGACCATTTGATGAAACGCTGTCAATTGCTAAAAGATGGCTAATTAAGAATGTTGGTTATGATGAAAATGGTGTGCTTAATGATTGCCTAATTATTTACGATTATCTGAAACTAATGACATCAGACAGTATAAATAATAACTTAGCAGAATTTCAAGTGCTAGGCTTTCAGATTACGGCACTACATAATTTTTGTGTTGAGAATGACTGTCCATGTCTATCGTTTGTGCAGTTAAATAGAGATGGCATCACAAAAGAAACAACAGACGTTGTTAGCGGCTCAGATAGACTAGTCTGGCTATGTACAAGCTTCTCTATCTTTAAAGATAAAACCGATGAGGAAAGAATCACAGATGGAATTGCATCTGGTAATAAGAAGCTAATACCTGTTGTATCTAGGCATGGCCCTGGAATAGAAGACGAAGGCTATATTTGCTTGCAAATGGATGGAAAGTATGCTAAGATTAGAGAGATCGGAACAATCAGGAGTATCAAGAGAAATGAACACGGTGGCCAACAAGGATTTGCAGATCAAGCAAACGCTGATTCTGAAAATCAAGATGATGAAGAAGATTTTTGAAGTTTTAGAATTCTTTGATATTGATGAATATTATGAGTCTAATAATCTAATTATTAGTAAATGCCCAATTCATGATGGCGATAATCCAACAGCTTTTAATATTAATATAGATGAAGAAAATGAAGAACATTATGGCAAGTGGTTTTGTAATACAAAAAATTGTCATAATGAAAAACCAGGAAAAGATATTCTATCTCTTATATGGATGCTACTAGAGAAAAAGCATAATAAGCAAATAAAATTTCCAGAGGTTGTTAAATTTTGTAATAATTTTGCAGCCGATATTCATATAAATGAGAATAATCTAATAGCCGCAAAAAGTGATGCTATTGATAAATTATTGAAAATGGAGTCTAAAAAAGCCTCCAAATCTAATGATGTAAAAATCGATAGAAAGACTGTTAGAAAGTATTTATCATTTCCAGCACAGTTCTATATTGATAGGGGTTTTTCAGCAGAAGTATTAGATATATTTGATATTGGACTATGTACTAATCCTAAGAGCCAAATGTATAAAAGAATTGTATTTCCGGTATATGATGAAAATGATGAGTTTATGATTGGCTGTACTGGAAGAACAATATGCAATGATCCAAGAAAGTGGATTAATCAAAAGGGATTTAACAAATCTAACTTTCTATATAATTATGGAAAAGCAATGGGGCATATCAAGAGGACTCAAACTATAATACTAGTGGAAGGTCAAGGAGATGTAATAAGGCTTTGGGAGGCCGGTATTCATAATTGCGTTGGCATGTTTGGATCTAAAATAAGCGATGCACAAGAGTTTTTGATTCAAAAAACAGGTGCTTCTAATATCATCACAATGACTGATAATGATGATGCGGGACAGGCTTGTGCAAAAGATCTACATAATAGACTAAAGTATTTATTTAATATATATTCAATTAATATTCCTAAAAAAGACATAGGCGAAATGACGGTTGATGAAATCAACTGTAGTATTAAGCCACAAATTGAAGGACAGTTTTAATGACAAAAATTATAGCTTTATGCGGTAAGAAACAAAGCGGCAAAACTACTCTATCAAACTATCTTCATGGTCATGAGATGAAACGACATGATGTAGTAGAAAAGTTTTTTATTTCACCAGAAGGTAATTTGGTGGTCAATTGCACCTTTTATGATGACAATGGCAAAGAGTTTGAAGAGATGGGCGTATTAGATCTTCAACAAAAGAATGATGAATTTTATCAGTATGCATCCAGAAGAATATGGCCATTAGTTCGATCTTATAATTTTGCAGACTCATTAAAAGAAATATGCGTAATGTTATTTAATATGCCTCCAGAATGCGTGTATGGCACAGACGAACAAAAGAATCAAGTTCAAGAGCATCTACGCTGGGAAAACATGCCGGGCATTACTGGTCAATCTGGGCCAATGACATCTCGCGAATTTATGCAGTTTTTTGGTACAGACGTTATGCGTAAAATGTATGAACCCATTTGGCTAGAAAACTGTATGAGACGAATAGAAACTGATAAGCCAGAAATAGCCGTTATTGGAGATTGTAGATTTACTAATGAAATTAAAATGGTTCAAGATAACGGAGGAAAGGTTATTAGATTAACTAGATCACTATACAAAAGTGAGCATCAAAGTGAAATTGATGCTGATAACTATGATAAGTTTGATGCGGTTATTGACAATCAAAATCTAAGCATAGATGAATCTTGTAATAAGTTTGTATCTATTCTAATAGATATGGGGATTACTAAGAAAATTAGAGAAACTGGTAAATACACGGTTTCAATCAAATGATTATATGCTACCATAGAAGCTCATCTCTAGGTACATTAGAGATGTGCGAAATGAAATACTTTTTCCAATATGTACTTGGAATGAAAGACAAGACTAATAAAAAGGCTGTTCTTGGCACTATCTTTCATAGAACAATGCAAGTATTGGCAGACAAGAAAAAAGCCCAGGTCAATAAGCAAAAGTTATTAAAAAATGATGATATTTCCAATTTAACTTTTGCACAGTGCGATGATATCGAATATATAACCCGACTATGTTTTGAGTATTATAAAAAGCACGAAGAAGATGTGGGATTAACTAATACTGATTATAAAACATGTCTTGGCTGGGTTAATAAAGCATTAGCATATAATAATGGATCTTTAGATCCAAGAAATCAAGATATATACGCTACAGAGCTTTTCTTTGATATAGAAATTAAAAAGCCATGGGCAAAATATTCTTATAATATTAATGGTAAAAGTTTCTCTGGATACTTAGCCATCAAAGGCACGATAGATCTTATAGTTAAAGAAGATTCAGCATATTATCAAGTGCTAGATTATAAGTCTGGAAAAAGATTGAATTGGGCTACTGGTAAAGAGAAAACATATGAGGATTTATGTTCTGATAAACAACTTCTATTATATTTTTATGCATTAAAGAACATGTATCCAAAGTATGATTTTTATACTAGTATATTTTATATTAATGATGGAGGAGTATTTGATATTGTTTTTTCTGAAGATGATTACGATAAAGCAGAAAAAATGCTTAAAGAAAAGTTTGATCAAATCCGATCTATTGAATTGCCAAGACAGCTATCTAGTGATCAAAGTCATTGGAAATGTACTAAATTATGTAAATTTGCTGAGCAATTTCCTGGTTCCAAAAAAACTACTTGCCAGCACTTCCATGATATGATAAAATCTGATGGCATGGGCACGGTTGTAAACAAGTACGCGGACTTAAATAAGTTTGGACAATATGGTGCTGGTGGAGGAAAATTAGACAATGCTGAGAAATCATAGTCATTACTCGTTATTATTATCTACATCAAGATCTGAGCAGATTACACAAACCTGCAAAGATGCCGGGTATGAATATGCTGGCATTCTAGATATTGCTACTATCAGTGGCTGTGTGAATTTTATTCAAGCCTGCAAGAGCAGTGGTGTTAAGCCAATTATTGGTTCTGAAATCATACTTGATGATGGGTCAAGGCTAGCATTAATCTGTAGAAATGATGCGGCATGGATAGAGTTACTAAAAATCATATCTATATCTAATAGTCCAGAAAACTATGATGAAACGCCCACTATCAAATTTGAAGATCTAATTAAGAATATCACATGTCATAACTTTATCTGCATAGATGGTTTTACAATGAGTAAACTATTTACAACGGTAATGCCAGATCATGATTGTATTTTTAAATCATTAGATCATGATGGTATTCATGATTGTTTAGTCAATGACTATCTTAATATTGCTAAGAAGCATGTAGAAAACATGCGTTCATATTTTAAGCATTATTATTTAGAATATAATAGCATAGATCATGACTCTTACCCAATTACTAAGATAATGTCAGATATTATTTCTAGTATTGATCCAGATCAAAGTTTTTCTATTCCAGACACATCGTCTTATTATCCAGAAAGAAAAGATGCTATAGATCATAGGGTGCTGATATGCACAAAGCTCAAGACTACTATGAAGAAGCTAGATCAAAAGATTATAGAAAATAAAGATTTAGATTCTTTAAGATTTATTCGTAGTAGTAACTATTATATTAAGAGTTTAGATTTTTTGAAAGAGCATTATGGCGAGAAGCCAATTAGTAATTTAATTCATATAACATCATTAATTGAAGATATAAACATTCTATCTAGACCTAAACTCCCAGAATTTGAAACGCCAAATAAAACATCAGAAGATGAATATCTAAAACAGCTTTGTAGAGATGGCTGGAAAAATTTAATAGCAAATCGTATTGACAAGTCTAAGCATGAAGTCTATAAAAATAGAGTACTAAAGGAACTTGAAGTTATCAAGAACGCCAAACTGTCTGGATACTTTCTTATTGTACAAGACTATGTAAATCACTTTAGGAATCAAGGATGCTTAGTTGGTCCAGCCCGTGGTTCTGGTGGCGGGTCATTAGTCTGCTATTTAACGGGAATTACTCTAATTGATCCTATTGAATATAGTTTACTATTCGAAAGGTTTTATAATGAGGGCAGAAATACTGAGGATCATGTTTCTCTACCAGATATTGACGTTGACTTCCCACCAGATTATAGAGACTCTGTAATTCAATATCTTAAAGATAAATATGGAGAATCTAGAGTTTGTCAAATGTTAACATTTGGTAGACTTGCTGGAAGATCAATCTTGAAAGAAGTGCTAAGAGTTAATGAGTCGTGCAGTTTTGATGAGATGAATATCATAACTGAAAAGATTCCTAATGAAGCGGCCATTTCAGATTTACTAGAAGAAATGGATAATCCTTCAGTAATTAGATGGGCATTAGAGAATGATAAAAATGCTCTAATTGATTATTGCTGGATTGATGATAATGGCGAGTTGCAAGGAGAATATGCTAAAGTATTTCAGCAAGCCATTAGAATGGAAGGCATATTTAAGACTCAGGGTAAACATGCCGCTGGCGTTGTTATAGCCTCGCATGATTTAAAAGAGATATGTCCCATGGTAAAGTCATCAAGAAGTTCAGAACAAATTGCTGGGATGGAAATGGGCGATCTTGAGGCTATTGGATGCGTTAAATTTGATATTTTAGGAGTTAATCTTTTAAAGAAGATCGCAGAAACCGTACACGAGGTTAATAATGAATTATAGAGACTTTATTGTTTATGACTTTGAAACCACTAGTGCTAATCCATATACTACGCAGCCAGTGCAAATAGCGGCTGTAGTTGTTCATGGAAGAAAACTAGAGATTAAAAGTGGCTCTGAATTTCAATCACTAATGAAGCCAGTATTTGATCATGATAAATGTAAAAAGCTGGGAATAGATCCGCTTGAAGATGGTGCGGTTGCGGTACACGGAAAAACAGAAGAAATATTGAAGTCTGCCCCAAGTATAGAATCTGTTTGGAAAAACTTTACAGACTATGTTAATCAGTATAATTTTAAGTCCAGTAATTGGAGTGCCCCAATTTCTGTAGGATATAACATTAAAAACTTTGATTCTATTATAGTAAATAGACTGTGTTCACAAGCACCATATAAGTTTGGACCAATGGATTCCAAGCGTGGAGAACAAGACTTATTTAATCGCATTCATAGCATAGACATGCTTGACTTCATGTTTGCTTTATTCGAAAATAACAAAGACGTTAATTCACTATCAGCAGATAATTTAGTTCGCGGATACATGGGATATACACAGGGTAAAGCACACGATGCTATGTCAGACGTTATAATGACCGCAGAGCTTTTTTGTCGCACAATGAAAATGCTAAGAACAACAGCATCTAGAAAGAATTTTAAAAATGCATTCACAGATTAATATTACCAATGTACCAGAAGACGATGCCAACGTATGGAAAATGATTAGCGAAGGCAGAGTTAAAGGCTGTTTTCAAATTGAAAGCCATCTTGGTAAGACATGGTGTAAGAAATTAATGCCAGAAAATATGATTGAACTGGCCGCTCTGATTAGTATTATTAGGCCAGGAACACTAAAGGCTATCGTAGATGGAAAGTCAATGACACAGCACTTCGTTGATCGTAAGCATAAAAAAGAGGAAATTCCAAGCCTACATCCATTGATCGATGATCTGCTTAAAGAAACATATGGTGTTATCGTATATCAAGAACAGGCAATGGAAATCGCAGTCAAAATGGCTGGATTCAATCTAAAGCAGGCAGATGATCTAAGAAAGGCTATCGGTAAAAAGAAAGCTGACCTTATGAAAGAGGTTAGAATTAAATTTATCGATGGTTGTAAAAATAATCATATTGATGAAGATAAAGCAATAGAAATTTTCGATATGATTGAAAAATCTGCTAGATACTCATTTAATAAGTCACATGCTGTGGCTTATGCAAAGATGGCATATTGGTCTGCATGGGTAAAGTATCATTATCCAGAAAAATTTTTCAAGCATTGGCTACAGAACGCCGATGAGAAGATAGATCCAGATTTAGAAAAAAGACAACTGATCATATCTGCAAAGTCTGAAGGAATTAAGGTTTGTGGACCAAGTATAAAGATATTAGAAGAAAACTTTTCATGGCATAATAATGCTATACATTTTGGTATTTGCAATGTGAAAAATGTTGGCAATGCCCATCTAGCCCAGCTAAAAGATTATCTATCTAAAATAGATGCTACTGACTTGAACTGGACAACACTATTAGTTAAAGTATTACCAAATATTAATAAGCGAGCGGTTGAAAATCTTATTAGCGTTGGTGCATTTTCTGGCTTTGGCAAAAGTAGAAGTGAAATGCTACACGAATATCATTGCTATTTAGATTTAACCGATAAGGAGCTAGACCATTTAGCCAAACATAGTAATACTAAAGATTTAAATGTTACAACCATATTAGATAATTTTATTAAATCTGGAACAAAGAAAAATGGTGGATTTATATCCACACAATCTAGATTAGACAAAATAGAAAACATCTTATTAAGGATCAATAACCCCGGCAGAAGCCTAGTTGACAACTCTGTTGTTTATGCTAAAATTGAAGAGAAACTACTAGGATACTCTATTAATCATTCTGAGCTTAATGCCTGTTCAGAAACATGTCATGCAAATGCAACATGTAAAGAAGTAACTGATGGTAAAACTGGCGGATCTATTATTGCGGCCATTATCAAGCGTGTGCGTGAGCATAAAACAAAAAATGGCGATTTTATGGCTTTCTTATCAATAGAGGATGAGTCTGGAGAATTAGAAAACATTGTAGTTTTTCCAGACATATACGAGCAAAACAGAGATATAATATATGAGCAGGCAACTGTTTTAATCTCTGGTGAAATTAAGGATAAACAGAGAAATTCATTTATTGTTGATAAGATATTTACAATATAGGTTTGGAAATGAATCAGTGTACATTTTTAGGAAAGCTAAAATCAATAAATATTGAAAATAATGGAATTGATAGGGTTGAATTGATACTACAGGTTGAGAATAAAAGGAAGGTAAAAAATGAAATCAAAAAAATGGATTATGAATACCTTTCTTTTGAAGCCTGGGGTGGTGCCGCAATAACTATACATAAGAATCTAAGTGTAGATGACTATTTACTAGTTATTGATTCCACGGCAAGAAAGAATAAAGAGAAGGTATGTTTTAGAATAAATGAATTTAAAATTATGAAAATAGGAAGTTGATATGGATAAAAAAGTTGAATTGATGATTGAAAAAAATAAGAAGCTAATATATAGTATAGCCAATTCTATTTATATTAAGAATAAGCTATTTAGTAAAGAAGATTTGATTCAAGTAGGATTTTTATCATTATGCAAGAGTGGGCATAAATATGATGAAGCCAGAGGTAAAGTTTCAACATTTATTACTCACTGCGTTAGAAATGATATGATTAAATTTATCAAATCAAATAAGATGCAAGGCGATCTTCTATATTCAGAAAATCAAAATTTAAGCTATAATAACAATAATAATCTAACCTGCCTGGATTATTATGATATTTGCTGTGCTAAAACAGAACTAGAAAAGAATATTATAAAACTAAAAATGAATGGGGAAACCAATAAGAATGTTGCATTAGCATTAGATATTTCTCCAAATAAAGTATCAAAGTTACTTTCCATAATGAAATCTAGAATGGATAAGAGAAAAAATGCATAAGAAGAAAAAGGTATTATTTTTATCAGAAGCCGCATATCTAAATACTGGATATGCAAAGTATAGTAAAGAAGTAATATCTAGAATACATGCTTCTAATAAGTATGATATTGCTGAATTTTCTATATATGGTGGTCCTAGCGATCCAAGAAGGCAGGGCATACCATGGAAAAACTATGCTAATATGCCAGAGCCTAATAATGAACAAGAGGTGGCCGCATATAATTCAAACCCCATCAATCAATTTGGTCAATGGAGATTTGAAAGAGTATGTCTAGATTTTGAGCCAGATATTGTTCTATCTATTAGAGACTTTTGGATGGATTCATTTATATATCATTCTCCATACAGAAGAATATTCTCTTGGGCTTGGATGCCAACCGTGGATGCTAGTCCACAAAATCAAGAATGGATTGATATGTTTTCTGATGCCAATTATATTCTTACCTATTCTGATTGGGCTAAAAAGATATTGGATGATCAGGGCGGATATAGAATTAATACTTGTGGTGTAGCATCTCCTTCTGCTTCACCATGCTTTATGCCAATGGATCAAAAGAAAATTAGAGAAGAATTTAATATTAAGCCAGATGTTAATATTATTGGCACAGTGATGAGAAATCAACGTAGAAAGTTATTTCCAGCGTTGATAGAAGCATTCAGTGCATATATCAAAAATTCTGGTGATACAAATACTTTCCTATATTTACACACTAGCTTTCCAGATGCTGGTTGGAATCTAGCAGAATTAATGCATGAATATGAAATATCTTCTAGAGTCTTGATGACATATGTATGTGAAAATTGTAAACATATAGAGCCATCATTCTTTAGAGATGCGAAGAAACTATGCAGTGCTTGCAAACAATATGCATCTACTCCATCCAATGTTGGAAATGGTGTATCAGATGAAAATTTAGCTAAGATATATAATATCTTTGATCTATATGTTCAATGTGCCAATTCAGAAGGCTTTGGCTTACCGCAAGTAGAAGCCGCAGCCTGTGGAACGCCACTAGCATGTACAAACTATTCTGCCATGGAAGATGTTGTAAATAAGCTTGGTGCTTATCCAATTGCATATAATTATTATAAAGAACTAGAAACCGGATGCAATAGGGCAGTACCAGATTTATTATCTATGGTAAATATTTTTACAGAATTTTTTAATCTAAGTATTGATCAAAGAAATGATAGAAGAAATATTACTAGAAAACTATTTGAGAAAAATTATAGTTGGGATAAAACATCAGAAGAATGGATGAAAATTGTTGACGATTGTAATTATGCTGATTGGAAACAACCTTTGAGGCTTATTCCTCCACAAAAAATTAATTTAGAAAATCCATCTACACATGGATTTATGACAGAACTATTATCAGCTTATAGTTATTATAAGCCACATAATAATTCACATTTCTATAGATCTTTATTAACAGACCTTCATAGAGGCGTATCAAAAGCTGGTTGGGATGGATTTTATACTAGTGAATTTTCACCATTTTCAGCAAATAAGCCAAGGCAAATAAATAGAGAGGCTGTTTTTAAGCTATTTGAATCTAGGCTACAAAATTATAATATATGGGAAGAAGTAAGATTAGATAGATCAAAACTTATTGATAGGGATAAAAAATGGTTAGGTTAGGAACATTCTGTAGTCAGTGCTGTTTTTATGATAGCACTAATAAAAGCTGTGCTCATAAATTATTAGATGTATTTCAATCTAGAGATGCACAAGTAGAATGGCATGAAGATGGACCTTCTATAGATAGAATATGTCAATATAGAAGAAACCATGAATGGAATGAAGATAAAACTATAGAAGAAAAAATTAAGCTATGCCAAGACCATGTTTATTTAACTGGCACTATCGCAGTCTTAGCCAATAATAAAGATAGTTTACTAAGCACTATTACTAAGTTAAATTCAAATCCAAAAATTAGTAATTTTAAATTTATTATAATATATACAAATATAAAGCAAAATGACTTATTAGATGTTTGTGGTAATAATATTAATGGTCAGTATAAGCTTGTATATGCTGCGAATAATAATATTAACTTCCAAATTTATAAATCATTAGTATTTGCTAAAAATGGGTATCTATTTATTTTAGATTCGAATAAGATCTTTGATGATAATATAATAGATAAAATTAATTATGTTGTTAATAAAAAATTATTTAGACTACTACACGTTCCAGGAACAGATGGTTTACATCAATCAGTTAGTATGGTCCATATATACAAATGGCTCAAAGGCGATTTAGAAGTTGAATTTAAAAATAAACTAGAAGATATTTCTGAACAAGAAAAGTCTGATGCCCAGATATTAACCTGGAAGGAAATAAATGAAGAATATAGTAATTAATTATAAGATTCTAAAAGATATAAGTCAAGATGTTTTGGAAAAAATTGTTACGGGATGCTATTCCCAAAAGTATAAAATTTTTCTAAATCTATACGATTTTTCACTATCTAAGAATACTGCCGAATATATTAAAACCCTAAATGTAGCAGATAATATAAATATTTCTTATTCAAGTCAAAACTATGAAGATATTCAAGAATCCGATAATATAATTCTATATAATCTTATTCAACACGGAGATTCATTATCTTTTGGTATCTTTGCAGATAATCTTATCTTTAATCAAGGTGCAATGGATGGTATGGATTTTGAAGCATTAGCTGATGAAACAAATGGATTTTTATATTTTGATTATAATATTAAAAATATTAGATGTTTTTTAAGATCCAGATCAGTAAATGTACAAATCAATGTTCCCGCCATATTTTGGTCTACATCTAAACTGATTAGACATATACCACAAAAGGATAAGTTAAATATTGTTGGAAACAATTATGGTAGTATTCATATTCCACATAGTATGTGTACAATTTATCCAGATGAAAAATAAAAAATGCATAGATAAAAATAAGCATGAATGCGACTCTAAAACAACATTCATAATATTATCTGCTCAAAAATCTAATAAGCGAGGATACAAAAATATACCGCTAACAATATTAAATAATAATGAAACTTTGATTGATAGACAGATTAATACCATATTAAGATGTAATAAAAATAGCGATATTATACTTGTATCTGGTTTTGAGCATGATAGAATTGTAGATTATATTCACAGTAATCAATATAATAGTGTTAGAATTGCAGAAAATCAACATTATAAAATGTCTAGCATATTAGAAAGCTGGAGATTAGGCTTAAACTTAGCATTAAATCAAGATACATATATAATACATGGTGATAGAATTTTTAATGAATCTTGTTTATCTTCCAAAGCAAATGGGGAAACTCACACGTTAGTTCATGATATAAATAAAAATAATTATAATTTAGGAATATTGTACGAAGAAAATAAACTTATTAATATGTCATATGGATTGCCCAGTGTATGGTCTGAAATTTTTTTTATTAGCAAAAAAGATTTTAACATTACACGAACTTTAATAAATGAATATAAAAAGAGAAAAATCTACACAATAGAAAGCTTTATTAATACTTTGTGTCATGAAATACCAATATCAATATTACACAAATCAGTAGACGATGTAAAAACATTGAAGGAAATATAATGAAAATACTATTCTATCGTTATGCTCAAGATCCAAATTTTGAAGCTATTATTACATCAATTAATAAAACAAAGCATCAATTTGGATATGCTAGTGGTGAAGTTACTCAAGAAGCAATAGCTAATTTTGCTCCAGATATTATTATTCATAATATACCAAATACTGAATCTTTTCCAATTAAAAGTAGTGCTATATCAATCAATATTAATGATACAGATAATAAACATTCATTCTCATTTACCAAGCCCGAATCTAAGAATTATATCGGAAAGTTTGTCTATTTAAGAGATTGTAATGTTAATGAAAATGAATTAGAAAAATATAAATCCGATGTTGTTTATATAGGATCTCCAGTAGTATTTGGTAATGTATTGGATTTTCTCGTTAATAACAATATCAATTTTAAATTTTTTAATCATCAACCACATAATATTAATGGATATTGTGGCATGTGCAGTAGCGAAGACTATGGTAAATTTTATAAGAATGCTAAAGCCTGTATTGTAACTTCTGGTGATGATGCGAGACTAATGGATATTGTCTCATGTGATGGAAATCCAGTAGTATATAATAACAATGCTGACCAGTGCATAGAACAAATTTTATCAGCTATTAATGAAAATAAAAAATATACTATTGATGGATATAATAAAGAAGATATACTAAAACAGCATACTTCATTTGATAAGGCTGCACAGATATTTAAAACTATTGGATTATCTAAAATATCTGAAGAAATTCTAAAAATCAAAAAAATAGATTGGTATAAAAAATGAAAACAATGATTTGTTTTGAAAATCTTTCATATTCTCAGTTCAATCATGAAGTGACGAATGAAATAAATAAATATACATTATTATCAAATGAAGAAATATGCATATCGTCGTTAGATCAATCATATCCATTTACTAATATTAATACAGCTGTTTTTTCTCCATTAGAAATGGATTCATTTAACAATGGTGTAATAATAGCAAATACTATCAGAAATGCTGAAAATATCTTAGGATGTTCTAATAATTCTAAAAAGGCACTATATCTTTTTGATCTTGATTGGATGTTTTATCCAATGTTCTATGACGATATATACAATATATTAACAGAAAAAAATATTAAATTAATATTAAGGTCAGAAGATCATATTAGGCCCATATATAATATTTGCAAAAGAAAACCAGATGCAGTATTAAATCGTTTTAGTCTGGAGGGTATATGGAATTTGCTTTAAAAAATAAAGATAAGATTCTCAAGATGTATGAGAATGGCTGTAGCAGTTATGAAATTGCTGAGTCATTGAATACATACTCTACTAAAGTATTGAGAGCATTAAAATTCTTAGGTAAAGTATTATATAATGATGAAAACCATTATAAGCGAGATTATTCAGAAGCACAAAAACTAGCTCTAGAAAAAGGTAGAGCAAAGCATCCCACCGAAGGAAAAAGTTTAGATAATAATCACAGAGAAAAGATTGGTGCGTCCAGATCCAAAGCCTACCATAGCTTATCTGATGAAGATAAGAAAAAGATATCTGATCTTAGTAAGAAAAACTGGGATGCTCTTGGTCGTGCAAAGCAAGAAGAAATAAGATGTTTAGCACTAGAAAGCGTGAGACATGCTAGTAAGTTTGGATCTAAAACAGAACGACATCTAAATAATGGCCTGATTAAATCTGGCTATAATGTAGAATTTCATAAAACTGGATTAGTATTTGGTAATAATTTAGAAGTAGATTTATTCCTGCCAGAAGTAAAAACTGCAATTGAGATTGATGGTCCAGGTCACTTTATGCCGATATGGGGTGAAGAGAAGTTAATGAAGCAGAAAATTGCTGACACAGCAAAGCAAGGTATTTTAATTAATAATGGTTATGTGATTATAAGAATTCGTCAAATAGACAAAAGTATCTCCTTGACAAAGATGAATCATCTGCTATCATTAGTATTGGACGAAGTTGAAAAGATAAAGAACAAATTTCCGCTGCCTAAACACCGTTTGATAGAAATTGAGGTAAAAGATGGACAAACCAGAAGAATCTAAAGTTCCAAGCATGTTATCCCCAGAGTGGAATGATTATGCTATGGGATTCTTTACGGAAAAGGAACTAATAGATGGTAATCCGCTAACTGCCGGATTGCGTCGTGTGGCAGAACTATTAATTGGCGAAATTATTTCTAGCAAGCCAGTACAAGTAAATAGGGTGGAAACCGGTGATCCCATTGGTAAAACTACAGTTATTTATGAAGTACAGTTTCTAGTTAAGAATGGCGATAAAGAATATATTAAAACATATGCTGACGTAGCTGATGTGTGGGCAGGCAACACTGACGATTTATTTGCCGTTCATGCGGCTGCTACAGCCTCCACAAAGGCAGAAGGTAGAGCATTAAGAAAAGCACTTAAGCTGCGTGTTGTTGCCGCTGAAGAACTCTGCAAGAAAGATGTTTCTCAGTTTTTGAGTCAGCAATCTAATCAGCTTGATGAAAGAATCAAACCAGAGCAGATAAAATATATTGATATTAATTGTAAGAAATTAAATATTGATGTAGTCAAGTTTATTAATTCTGGCGAGAAGGTATATAATAGTATATACGAGGTTAAGAGGGATACTGCCGCAAAGATGATTGATATTATCAATAAGATCAAACGCGGAGATCAGGAATTAAACAAGGATTTACAAGGCTATAAAGAAGATTGGAATGAAGCATGAAAGTAGAATATTTTGTTAAGCTTGGCGAAAGAAATGTTGTTGTTTCCAATGACTGTGAATCTGACACAGACATGTTTAAGTTTCTTCATCATATGCACGAGTTATTTGACGATGCAGTATGTACCAGAAATGGGCAAACATCAGAAAATGTTCGTGTAAATGTAAGAACTGACAAGGATGAAAATGAATATTTTGAGATGGTTTGTTTCGATCCAAAGAAGCCAGAATGCCATTATGCTAGGCGTGTCTTTGGTGTGAACAAGAAGGGTGGTGGATTATTCCCAAAGAATAAGGATGAAGAGGGCAACTGGAAGCCATGGAGAAAGTATAATAAGGAAACCGGCAAGGACGAATGATCTAGGAAATAGTGACTTGAGCCAGTGTTATATAATCTCATCTTTTATCTGGCTCTTGTCGCTATTACTGGAGGTTTGGCAGAGAGGTCTAATGCACCGGTTTACTAAACCGACGAGGTGAAAACTTCCACAGGTTCGAATCCTGTAGCCTCCGTTTTAAAAAGGAGATAATATGAAATACTACAGATTAATATTTAAAAGAGAAAATGATAAGGCTATGTTCAGTGAAATCATAGAGCAAGATATTTCACAAAAAGATTTAGAATCTATGAATTGGGATGCACCAATAATTAGACATGAAATTGCTGGCCATATACATTTTCTTGCTTTAGACAAAGACTATTTAGATTCTATGCTTCTTGGTATTGGTACATATCAAGCACTAATGGGTATTAACGAATAGGTTAATTATGTCCAATGATAAAAAAACTCCATGCGAGTGTCCAGCCGCTGGCTATTGTAATCGACACGGAATAAATAAGTCACAACATTTGCATAAACTATGCCAAAATCATGTTGGCTATTTTAATTTATGGGAGCAATGTCGTGGACCAAAACAAAATCCCAATGATTGCGTAAAAGCTTCACCTGATCAGATAAATACACAAGTACCGATTGTAAATACACAGGAAGTAGCAAATCAAATACAATTGCCATCCA